AGAGCGAGCATCGTAGAATTGATTCAACATATTAACCATGTCTTCGGAGTTCTTCCTAAAAAGAACTCCAAGCTCCTCAATCATAAAACAGATTGAGTGATGTGATCGCTTACGCTTGGCGTTACCGCCAAGTCGCTCATCAGCAACCTCGAATGTTCGCATACAATCATCACGCATATAACGTAGCAAGGACTCTTGCGTTGTTGTATCTGCGCCATAAGGGAACATCGGAACCATAGCATTCTTCTCCTTGTTTGGCTCCATCAACTTCTCATTCTTGATTATGTCCGTGACTTGTGAGATCACTCGCGACTTACCAGCAGCGGGAGGCCCAACCAATAGCGTGAATATATTAGGATATATTGCCATTGAATCTGGATACAACCACACCCGACGTTGTAAGGCAGCACTTATAAGACTATAGAATCCCCAATCTATAAATAGATCGGGAGACTCCATGTCCTTGAGATAATATCTCCACTTGTCAGGATTCGTCATCGAGTAGCGTGGATATAAGGTTAGTTACGATTGAGTACTCATCAAACTTCAACGTAAAAACGTTTTCGTTCACTGTGATGACTAACAAATCCTCATAAGAATTGTCATCGCCTGTTACCTTATCCAACGCTACGCTTACTTGGTTATCATTATTATTATACGATACTATCGACTTCATTCATTTCCTTCCAGTTATGTCCGACCAACGCTTCTGAACGCATTTGAAATGGTTCACCACGAGGCGAGACGAGTTTACGATTCATGTGTTTCATTGCCTCACTTGCAACAAGTGGGACAACCTTCTCAGGGCATTGGAGTAGAACGCTATCGTGATTGTTTTGCAATACGTCAACGCCCATGTCCAATAAGTCTTGTCGGTTTTGTAGCTCGACAAAAGCTAGATTAGTGATACAGCCAACTGTTGATTGTGGTACGAAAGCGTAAGCTTCCTTATACATTGATTCATCGATAATACCTGTGAAGGTTCGCGGATAGCCAAAGAGATTCTTTAGCGTTTTGGTTTGTTTGAGTGTGCTGACAGTTTCGTTATGCCATTGATTGATCTCAGGGAATAACTTGTGATAGGTTGCAAGGAATCGCTTGGCTTCTTTAGCATCTAGAGCAACTGCACCTCGCGATTTTTGTAGTATGTTAAGACGGAACGTTGGAAACTTCATGCCGTAGTTGCTTGCATGACAAACCATCTTGGCCATGAAGTAGTAGCGACGGTCTGCTGACCAATCGTCACTAGCTTTGATGACTTTGTTTAGCTCGTCCCAGCCCTTGATTGACCTGAGTTGTGTGATTGGTGCATTGCAAAACTCGTCCACGCTTCTGCCAAGCTCGGCAGCCCACACGTCAGGAAATAGACGCAAGGCAACAAAGACATGGGATTTGATGTTCTCAAGGAACAAAGTTCTGAAGTTTCCCGGCACACACAGGTAGCCAACGATCATTGCTTCCGCTCCTGACTGATCGACTTGTAAAAGTACTTTGCCTTTGTCAGCAACGAAGAGGCGGCGAAGCTTCTTGGGTATGTTCTGCACATTGGTTCCCCACTTGCCTAGGAGGCGGCGACTAGCCAGACGAAAGGTTGTTGTTCCAGCCAGATTGTAAGCAGTTGTTATCCTGTCTTTCATTGGCTTTGTGTGAAGACCCTCGTAGGGAGGGAACTTTAATTGTCCTGTCTCTTTCGCAACTGAGCGATAACGCAGGATGATAGAGACTGCTGGCAAGTTGTGCTTTAGGCGCAACTGAAGCAGCGTCTTCTCATTAGTCAGGTCTCTGTCAGGCTTCTTCATGCCAAGACCTTCGTAGAGATAAGCTGATACTTGCTTGGGGCTATTAGGATTTAGTTCCCGCCCAAGTAATAGGGCGAGTATCCTGCGTAACTGGAATTGATAACGCTCGTTGTACATGGTTATCATGCGTAGTTCTGGCGTATCAATACGCATTCCCTGTAGCATTGCAGTTAGATATGGCTTAACCATTGAGTTTGCCTGCTCAATAGACTTCTCAGCACGCAGCGTCTCGGACAAGCTGTCGAGTGTTGGCTTGATTAGAGCCATCGTCAGCACATCCTTGATGTTGTATTCGTAGAGTTGTTGGAACTCGCTGCTTGTCTGTGGATTGAAGCAGCCCTCATTCTTGTGGTAGGGCTGATCTGTGTAGAGAGATATACAATGACCCAGTGACTTCTCAACTTCAGGGAAAAGCCTGTGATGCGACAGCATTGTGTCGAACACTTTGGTTGGGGCAGGGATACCATAGCGATAGGCAATTACAAACAAGTCAAACAGAGCGTTGTGGATAATAACCGTGTTGTCACGCAACGCAACAGCCAACGCTCGCAGAACTTTGTGAGTATTGTCGTAGTAGTAGTGGTTGACCTGTAGCATTGGTACGCACCAGCCCTTGTCAGGGCCGAAAGAGAAGCCGAAGCAGGTCATCTCAAGGTGCTTATTTGTCTCAATGTCGAAGAACATCTCCTTATCCTTGGTGTTTGTCAGTAGATCAATGATCTCCTGTTCCTTGGGATAAGTGATTAGATCACCGCTCTCCGGCCTTGGCGGCACTCTGAGATACTGAGCGGCTTTAGCGACATCACGCAAGAACCAGAACCTCCAGTTACTACGCTTTGTCTTGCCGTGTCGGACTGTCTCGTACTCCATCTCTGTCTCGTTTGACAAAGGATTGAAGTAGGCTTTGCGGTCAATTGCATCTTGTGGTGCAAAGGTTGCAATGTATGTTCTATTGTGTGCAACCCAAGGACATCCACGCTGCTCGCCAATGACGGCATTCTTGAATGTACTCAAAGCTTTCTGCCCTAAACAAAGTATGACCTTTGTGTCAGGTAAAAAACCCTCGCCAAGGGTACTAAGCAACCTAATGTCGCAAGCTTGACGAGGGATTCCCAATGCACCTTGAAACAGATGACCGGCGTAACCAGAAATAAGTTCGCAATTATCGAACCTACTTTGATTTTCTAGTATTACCGTTAGTCCGCTGTAGTTCAGCGTTGGTTTGTGCCGCATTGAGTGCCTGTTCTTTTAGTTTATCACGCATTGACTTACCATCCTTCTCATCCTTCATATAGTCTTGAAGCATCAAGATTATATCGTGGACTCCAGACATATAGCCATCGGCCAAAGCCTCGGCAGTCTTCTCCATTGTTAAGATTCTCAACCGCTCGAGCGGTTGAGAATACTCAGGTTGCTTGTCGCAAACCTCATCAATTATTGATTGTATCTCTTTCATTTAGTTTACTTTCTAGTTCGTGAACACGTTTCCATGCAAGTCTCTCAGACCTGTCATAACTCCTGACTTGGTAGTCAAGCAATTCAAGCTTGGCTTTCAAATCAACAACTTCTTCAACTGCGCTTATATAGTTTTCTTTCATAATAAAGAAGGCTGGTCACGGGACAAACTCCGCATAAAAAACTGGAAACCAGTTTACCCAGCCTCGATTGATTACTGAACTACGATGTCCATGTCAGGCGCAGCAGATACAAGAGAGCCAATAGAATAACCGTTGAAGGTGACAGGATCGCCTGTCGCAGGATCAAGCATAGCTTCACCTTCTCCATTCTTCTTGGTTATCTTCTCGGTCTTGATCGTGGCGTAAGCAGCCTTACCTTTGTAAAGGTCTGCATCAGTCTTGACCGTTCCCCAAGGATCGTTTTCATCGTCACAATCCAACTCTGACGGGAGGTTAAGAGTACGATGCACACGCTTTATGCGAGCAGCAGCTTTCTCCATGAACACCAAGTACTCACGGAATTGCAAACCGGCAATCCGTACAGTTCCCAAATCAGCATCTTCAATAGATTCGGGTGCAACGATTTCCCATGACAAGACAACCATAGGGTTGCCAGCATTGGATGTTTTAGACTCCGCATCAGCAACGCGGATTGTGTATGTGTTTGACGGCAAGAACGGTCGAGCGTTCTCGGTCACTTCATTTAGGTTTATGATAGGCATTTTGTTTTTTTATCCTTGCTTCGTGCAAGAAATTCTAGGCATAGTATTTTTCTAGGCTTGTGATAACTGTGTTTAGGTCGTTGGGTATGTACAAGTCTTTGAACAATCCAAGTGGCGTCTTTGCGGAAGTTATGCCATCTGAATTTGTTTGGAAACAGTATTCAATGGAATCCTTCTCTCGCCTGACTTCGGTGAACAAGACAAGGAGAAGTTCCTTCTCGATGCACCCCTCGTGTACCTTACCCTGCACCTTGATTCGGCGCGTGTTATATTCGCCGCCTGTTGGTTGCATGATCTTAACGATCTCGTCAATGGCTGTGATAACGACTGTGGCCCGCTCGTTCTTGAGACTCTCCAGCGTTTTGCGAATAGCCTTGTTGTAGTAAGACCACACATCGTAACCCTTATACATCTTCTGAGCTGTCTCAATGAGAATCTCACAATACTTTGTGAAGCTCTCAATGATAACGATTTCAGCGTCCTTCAGTCCCGTAGCAATTGCCTTGTCAATGTCAGGCAATGTACTGGCCGAGATGGTGTGGAAGTTTTTAGCTTCTCTAAACGGTAATCCTTTCCGCTCAAGATCAATGATGATTGTCTTGTCAACGGGAAGATTCCGCAACGATGTTGACTTACCAGACCCGCTGGAGCCAACTATTCCTATTAGTGGTTTATTCATTTTTCAGTTTCTCCTTCAGTACCGTGAGGTAATGAAATTGGTCAATAGTTTCTTCGATAGCAGCGTCAACAAGTTGAGTGGCAGTCATGCGCCACAGACCTTTGTCGCCGTTTGGGTTGTGTTCAAGTGAGCCAACATCGAACTTCTTGGGTGCTTCACACACAAAGTTCGCAAGTGCCAGCCGTTTAATTTCAGAATCTTTCATGTTTGGAATTTTAATGGATCATATAGTTTAGTGTAATAGTCATTGTCAATAACTGCTTCAGAGTGTTCACCAGCATTGCAGATACGAGTGAACCTGCACATACCGAACTTTGTCTCACAACAATTGTAGTTGGGAAGGAACGGGATACTGTCAGTAAGCAATCCCTTCTCAAGTTGATCGGTGAAGTCTATGACGGTGTTGGTCAAGTGTTCCTCAAACTTCTCCATCCTATCGGCAGAGAAATCTAGGATTGCACTACGCTGGAACTTGTTCTTACCCGTCCGCGACAAGAAGATGCCATTGATAATGGCTTGGTAGTTGCGATCTGGGAACAGCTTGCGTAGAACCATTGTGTAGGCCATCAACTGCGTAGACATCCTGTAAGTGTCTAGGTAACGGTCAACACCTGTGATTGCTGTGGACTTATGGTCGCAAAGAATGCTCTGACCAAAGAAGGTTCCAATGAAGTCGATTGTTCCACACAACAAAACGTCGATTGTGTCGTTTGAGTAGAACGGGAAGGCAAACTTCATCTCAAGCAGTGGCTCACCCATATGCCGCTCAACAACAAGGCCATCTACTTCTGCGTAGTTGTCAAAGTATTGAGTGAGGCAGGTTGCAAGGTGACCGGCAGTACGCCAATCTGTGTCAGGCACAATGATCTGAGGATTTGAGTAATGTTCCAATGCCTTGTTCATTGATTCAGTCCTGTCTCCAGTACCATAAAAATGTTCCAAGGCTTTGTGATAGGCTGTGCCGTACTCCATTTTGTGATTCATGTGGTTATTCCGTAGACCACGAACTGTGGTATAGAAGAACCTGAGATCACAAGTGGATTCACGGTATGATGATGCATCTATTCGCAAGATGTATCTGTCTCCAGTTTTTTCAAGTAGATTTTTCAAGTTTAATTTTGCGGCCTCGCCGCTTCTTTATCAGGATTAACTCATCAGGCTCGGCTGTGCGTGAGATTTTAAGGTATGGTTCCATGTGCTTTAGCAACTCAGAATCAGTCATCTCCTCCAGCTTATCAACTGAAACGTCGAGTAGTTGTTCGATTGTCATGTCTTTATATCCATTGCTGCAATGAATAGGCAACCAAAGAAGACGATGAGCCAAGCAAGGCTGAAGAGATCATAGAATATTCCAGCTATCATTTCATCACCCTCACTTTCGATTCAGTCACATCAACTTCAGAGTCGGAACTTACTAGATTGTAAATCCACTCCTTATCATTGGGGTTGACGGCAACGCTACGCTCAAACAACTCGGAGTCCTTGGCAGTCTTGTACCAAGTCTCCAAGTCATTCTTCCAACGGATGCTATCATTGAACTCGTACTCAAGCTCACGGAGTGTCATGCGGTTTTTGGCCACATCCTTGAAGTAAGCGAGAATCCCGTTGTCCAGCTTGCGAAAGGCAATACGAGAACGCAGGATCACATACTTGTTATCGTCAAAGTTATCGATGATGAACTTAAAGCCATCGTTGAACTTAACGTACAAGGTGTTTGGCGTGAAGCCCGTCTCTTGTGATGAGATGTAGACATCTTTGCCAGTTTCAAGCAGCCGATCAAGGATAGGCTGAACTTGCTTCGCCGCATTTGGCGAGTAGCTTGATCTGTTTATGCCAGTGTTTTCGCTTTGCATTGTTCCATTAGTTCCTTCGCTTCATCAAGGTTCCCAAGAGCTACAGCAGCTTGAGACATCATGAATAGCTTTCTCGCAGATAATCCCCTGACTGTGGGATGCCATCCTTTGCAATCTTCAGCAGAGAAGACGCAACCATCTGGATGCTTACGGTACAGTTCCTCTTTGTATCTCTCAAGTTGTGAGGTTGGTAGGTTCTTGGGTAGGCTATTCTTAACCTTGGTTCGCAAGCGCGACTGAACTTGTTGGTTCAGTAGGGCAAGGACAGTTGCCTCGGTGTAAGATTCGACTGCCTCAGACAGCTTTTCAAAGACAGGAACAAAGAACTTAAGTCCTTTGAAATCCCCATCAACATATTTTTCTTGTTTGTGTTGCATAATCAAGGTTAAAACGTTAACCTGCTAACATATAAGCAGTAACCGTGCCAACTTTTTTCGTCCGAGTGATACTAATAGATGATATATTCACCCAATAACTCGTACCGTGCCATTATACCTTGTACCTCTCTATAGTTCCCTTCGAGTGGTGTTAGCTTTAAGATTTTAGTGGCCATCGCCTTTGCTTTGGTTGGCTCAATATCGTGAGTCTTGTGGATATAGAGTGCAAGGTCGTTGGGCCTCTCTCTTAATGGCGTGGTTTTTATGATGAAAATTGTGAGTCGATGGTAAAGGTCTAGACGAAACTCGCCATCTTTGACCATCCCCTTTAGGTCACGGTTGGTCGAACAGA